ATAACTATAAGTATACTCTATAGTTTTAACATTTAAATTACCATTAATTACAACATCTGAATTAAATAATGAAGTTCCCTTAACATTAAGATTATTACAGAGGCTGGCAGTGCCTTGAAGTAAAAAGTTGTTGCTGACAGCAATATTACTTTGAAAGGTGGCTGTGCCTGCTGTGATTAGATTATTACAGAGGCTGGCAGTGCCTTGAAGTAAAAAGTTGTTGCTGACAGCAATATTACTTTGAAATGTGGCTGTGCCTGCTGTGATTAGATTATTACAGAGGCTGGCAGTGCCTTGAAGTAAAAAGTTGTTGCTGACAGCAATATTACTTTGAAAGGTTGCAGTTCCTGCTGTGATTAGATTATTACAGAGGCTGGCAGTGCCTTGAAGTAAAAAGTCATTGCTGACAGCAATATTACTTTGAAAGGTTGCAGTTCCTGCTGTGATTAGATTATTACAGAGGCTGGCAGTGCCTTGAAGTAAAAAGTTGTTGCTGACAGCAATATTACTTTGAAATGTTGCAGTTCCTGCTGTGATAAGATTATTACAGAGGCTGGCAGTGCCTAATAAATTTAAATTATTCTGAAGACTCGTCGCACCTTCAACATATAATGTTCCCTTAGTTGAAATATCATTTATAACTTCTAATGATTTTTGTATGGATAAATCACCTCCTATAAATGCATTACTTTGAACTGTAAGATCATTCCCAACATAAGTTTTATTTGTTAAATTTGTTATACCATAAATTGTCAGATCACTGTTACCTATAATTTGACTTGAAACATATAATTCTCCTTTTGTAGAAATATTACTTTTTACAATTAATGATTTTTCAATTGATAAATCACCTCCTATAAATGAATTACTTTGAACTGTAAGATTTATTAAATTTGTTTTACCTAAAATAGTTAAATCATTACTTCCTATAATATTACTCTGAAATAAGGAATTTCCTTTTACATTTAGATTATTACATAAAGATGTTAATCCGGATACTATTAAACCAGAATTTGCTCGAACTTCTCCATTGAAAGTTGCGTCATTAAATGTTGATGCGTTTGTTATAGATAAATTACATAATGTTGAATTTCCTAGTATTAATAAATCATTACTTCCTGTAATATTATTTTGAAATATAGCAGGTCCTTTGGTGATCAAATTGTTACATAATGAAGTTGTACCTATTACATATAAGTTATTACTAACTGATACATTATTTTGAAATGTAGCAGCTCCTTTAGTAATTAAAGTATTAGATAATGATGTTGCGCCTATTACTAATAAACTATTACTTACCGATACATTACTTTGAAAAGTAGCAGTTCCTTTAGCATTTAAATTATTACATAATGATGTTAAGTCAGACACAACTAAATTACTTTGGAATGTAACAGAGCCAGCTGTGGTAAGATTATTGCATAAAGAAGCTGCACCTATGAGTAAAAGATTGTTTTGGGCAATAATATTACTTTGAAAAGTAGCTCTGCCAGCTGTGACTAGATTATTACAAAGACTGGCAGTACCTAGGAGTAAGAAATTATTGCTGACTGCAATATTACTCTGAAATGTTGCAGTGCCAGCTGTTACAAGATTATTGCAGAGAGATGTCTTACCTAATACTAATAGATCATTTGATGCCGTTGTGTTGCCTGTTATTATTGCTTTTCCTTGTTCTGTTAAAATTATGGAAGATAATTGATTAGAAAGAGTAACACTTTTATCTAAAGATAGAACTGAATATTTTCCACTTAAATTTGTAACATCTCCAGATTGTATACGTGAATTTTCTGCAACTATTTGAATACCACTTGAATCAATCTTTAAACTCGTATTTGCTGATACTAGTTTAATAACATCATTTGCAATTGATGTAATATTCAAATTATTCGAAGATTCTCCAAAAATCATATCATTTAAATTAAAATACTTGTCATTGGAATTCACAATGGGATTACTACTCGTTCGAATAATTAATGAATTATTGCCATAATTAGTAATATTCTTTCCAATAACAATACTATTTGCATTCGAATAATTTTCATTATTTGTTCCTAATAAAATAGATTCTACACCATTCACAGAATTCTGTGCACCTATATTTACATTACATAAACCAATTGTAGTAGATTGTGCACCTAAACTTGCATTATATATTGAAAAACTGCTTTCTGCATTATCTAATTGATATTTTGTCTGATTCGCATTAACTGCTGTATTTTTATATCCAACTAATGTATTTAAATTACCTTGTAAATTTATAGCAGTATTATTACCAATATATACATTTTTATTAGCAGAGCTAGCATTTTTAAGTGCAGAAGTTCCCATTACAACATTTTCACTTCCTGTCAGAGAACCACCTGCGTAATATCCAAAAACATTATTTTGAATTGCATTTGTGGAATTTGTCATCGCACGATTACCAAATACACTGTTCTGTTCTCCTGTAAGATTTAAACCAGCTAGATATCCAACAATTGTTGTTTGAGGTCTTCCACTATCATTTGTAATAACGTCTCCAACTGTATATTTATTCAAAGTTAAATTGAGATTATTCATACCCGATGCGGTTACAGTTGTAGTAACACTCATATTAAATTATAGTAAGAGTCTTTTTTGATTAAAAATTTTATTAAATTTTTATATACTCATATATTAAAATATTAAAATATGAAAGATATTATATTGACAATATCTTTACTAATAATAACAATTCTTTCAATTTACTTACTATCCTATTATATTTCCATATATACATCATTATTGAAAATGATGTCTAAATATAACCCTGTAACTCCTAGTAAAGTGAAAACTACGGACACTGTCGCTCATAGTAATTATAATAAAAATGAACTTAAAGATCTTTTAACAAAATCTCTTAAAATAATTAAAGACAATATTAATACATTTGCTGATCCATATTTTTATGATCAGCAAATTTATATAATTGTTGATAAAGTGCCTGATATTAAAACAATATTTAAATTATGTGATTATTTAATAACATATCCAGAGTCTAGGAATGATGTCAATAATATTCTAATTGAATTATATGGCGTAGATTATTATAAATCAAATGAGTTAAATATAATGGCAGTTGTAAAAGTATCTGATTATGGTTCAGAAGAGTATTATCATTACATTTTAGAAGACATAAATAAATGCATGATTCTTTATAAAAAATCATAAAATATTAAATATTATAATATAAATGGTAATTACATTAGTTTCTCTTAGTAACTTAATTCTATGTTTACTTATATTCATTATTGTATGCATAATTGGTATTCTATTATATCAAATTAAAAAAACATTAAATAACTTGGAAAATAAATATAAAGATTCTCATAAAACTGATATGATGATTGGAATTTTTTCGTGAATTTTTTCGTGAATTTTTTTAGATAAATCCGGCAATTTTTTTCAGTGCCTTATATCGTGCTTCTCTTTTTAATTTTTTTCCATCTGCTGATTCATAAACATTCAACATTTTATAAAGATCATTGATGCATGTTGCTATATTTGGCATAATCATCCAACAATTAACTACTTCCCACTTATTATCTCTATGAACTTTCCATTCATTAGCATCTGGATCCATCACATACTCACAACGTGAACTTTGCCAAAAATCTATAAGCTCTGCATCAGTTTGACATGATATGCTAACATCTATGAAATCTGCACATATTTTTTCTTCCCTTTTAGAATTTCCATCCTCATCAATCTCTATAAATAAGTTATTAAATCTAATTCTATGTAAATCAAAGTGTCCATTCATCGTCAATCCTTCATCTCTCTTAAAATCAATCGTTTCATTAGAAGAAACATAGAATGGGCTCTTTTTCAATGGAATATTTTCACATTTATCATAATGTGGTATTTCAATTCGAACAATGCTATCATCTTGTGATTCACTTTTAGTAAGTAGAAAGCTATATTTAGAACAAGAGTTCCTAATCTGATCATCTTCAAAAGCTGAAATAATTAACCTACCTGGAGTGGCTTCATTTATTCTAGATAATTCATCATTAAAATCTTTCTTAAATTGTTCAATTGTCTCTTCATCAAATAGTCTAGCTTCTTTATAAATGTCACTATCTTTATACTTATTAGATCCAGACACAAAGAACATATTGTCTAAAAGACGCTTATACTGAGAAGTTAATTGGTGAACAATCATCCTCAGTTCTTTTTTAATTGTATTGAAAATCAACGGCGATAGAAATGGATTGATATAGATCATGATATCTAAGTCAGAATATGGAAACATACTGGTATCTTTAGTTAAATAAGCATATGCATTTGCTCCCTTTATAACAACAGTAATTTCAGTCCAAAGATAATGCCCAATGTTCACATTCGTGCGAATCTTTTCAACTAAAGAATAATAGAAACCTAACGACATATATTTGTATTTCGGATTTTTCATATAAATTGTCCTAGCAAAAGCTTCAGTTATAAGACTACGTTTAGCATCTAAATCATCATTGCTCGAAGTTCCATCACCTTTAGGATAAACGTTATAATGATAAGCACCGCGATTTCCCTTTGATTTTTCACTATTTATAGCAGTATTGATAAATGCATTACGATCGGATGGTGTCCAAATATCCATGATTAAGATTTTGATAAGATTTTGATTAAGATTTTGATTATATTTTTAATGAGATAACTTCTTATATATATATCAAATTTTTGATAATTATTCGATTAATTTTTGGGAAATTTTTGGCAAATTTCAATTTCCATATATTTTTTTGAATGTGAATAAAATAACTAGACAGAATACTATAATTATTACTAAAATTGATATAATTTTTTTAATAATTGCATTTTGATCATCTTCTTTAAGTTCTGATATTTTGGCACAGAATGGATAATTTTTATCTGAAGTACAAAATGCCTGTTGGCATACTTGTTTTAATCTATCTTTATCTTTTGGTTGTAAATCTTTAATTGAATCAACAGATGTACATATATTTAGAGCAATATTATTGTAATCACCCATCTGTTTATTGCATATATTCATAAAATTACGTTTTCGCAAATAATAATTCTTTAACATTATTTCACGCTCCATAGGTTTCTTAGCCATATATGCTATATTTCCTGTATCCCAGTAATTATCAAATTTATATTTCATATCTGATTTTTTAGAGGAATAAATTCTCATAATTTCTGCTTGTGGACAATATGGAGGGTAACCTTTTGGAAGTCTTACACAATTTGTTCCAGTTGTATCTGGTGCATATATAGAGAAACAAGGTCTAGAACAGAATATTCCTCTTTCCCAGCGATTTCCTAAATGATAATTTGCATTTTTATACCAAGAACCTGGCGAATTATCGCATAATACAATATCTTTAAGACTATTTCCGGATATTCCATTTAAGCCTGCCATAATTAGGCATCCTATAAATATTAAGAATAGTATACCTGCAAATATTATACAGTATATGATCAAAGGAATAATATCCATAATAAAAAACCATATAGCTGCTACTAAATAAATAAATGGTGGAAGATTTAACACTGCATATATAACATATAATATAGTTACTACAATAAGACCAAATATTAACAATAGGAACTTCATAGGTGCTGCAAAAAAAGCCAACACAATAAGCACTAGCGTAATAATAGGAAAGAATTTAGCATATTGCATCATTGATTGTGCAAATTGTACTGCAGCTGCCTGCGCCTTAGCAATACCTTGCATAAGACTAGCATTTTGGAATAGTTTATCTGAAATATTTTTAAGAGTATCCTGTATATATTTCATAACATCGCTTATCTTTTGAGATACGATTTGTAGCAGTGTTGCTCCAGATAATATAGGTAAACCAGCAGCACCTCCTGCCAATCCACTACTAAATTGAATAGTATCATTATTAGATAGATTATAATGTTCAATTGTATGATCATCTTCTAAAATAGTTCGGTGATATAGCTTTATAAAATCAGGAATATTATATCGTTTTTTAACAGCAATTATTGTATCAGTCGGATTTACATAAATACAGAAAGAATTCTTAATGAATAATTGAATAATATCTTTCTTTTTCATGTTAATTCTCTTATTTTATATATTATATAAAAATACATTCAAATTTGCATAAAACCTAGAATTGCAATAAGCAAAGCTTACCGCACTTAAAGGACTTCTAGCACTGCAGTCAGCGTAGCCATACCGCACATTTCCTTTTTATAACTAGCACTTAAGGAGTTTCTAGCACTGCAGTCAGCGTAGCCAACCGCACCTTTCCTTTTTATAACTAGCACTTAAAGGACTTCTAGCACTTAAAGGACTTCTAGCACTTAAAGGACTTCTAGCACTTAAAGGACTTCTAGCACTTAAAGGACTTCTAGCACTTAAGGAGTTAAAGATCCTCCTAAAGATTTTTACTGTATTTAAGTTGTATTTTTTTTCAAGACTTTTTAGATTTTCTAAATCCATTTTCTGGCGGAGCCGAGCGCAAGCGAAAAAGTTATAAAATAAAATTCTAAAACATTATATGCAAATCCAAATGAAAATCTACCTCCTAAAGATTTCTTGTATGTTAATTTGTTTTTAAAATTTAGAAAGACTTCAGAAATTTTTTCATTTTGAATTTTATAAAAAGTTCTGTTAAAAAAAAAAGTAAAAGAATACACCAGCACTTAAGGACTTCTAGCAAAAAGGAAAGGTGCGGGATGCTAACGCAAACCTAGGTTTTCCTCTTATACAACTGATTGTGGTTCTTGTACATTTGTTTCTTGATGGAATGAACCTGCTATAGATCCCATTAATGTCTTTAATAATTGACCTAATTTAGACCATTGAACTAAAAACTTATTATAAGATGCATTCCAACCTCCTGCGCTAAATGTTTTCATGAAATATACCTTCATACGATTATTAACAAAATCCTCAAAATAAGGAGTAAATAGTCTCTTGAAGAATTCATTTTCATTATAGTTCTGATCCTGATATGTTTTAATTATTTTACTCTTATATTCATTCATATACAAATCAAATATATTCACAGAATTCACATATTTAACAAATATCTGTCCATTCGTTTTTATATTATTTAGCATATTATCTGCAATAGTATCTACTGGATGATCTAATCCACCATATAACAAATCATATGTCTTCATTACATTTTTATAAAATTCATTTTTATTTTCTGGATGCGGAACATTATCTGAAAAATAAATATTACAGAAAATAGGATGCTGCTCTATAAAAGTGAAAAATTCTGCATTACATCGCACATTATCCGGATAACTCTCCTCTCTTACATCCCTGCTTGGATCAATTAATTTTGGCTGTAATTTTACTAACTTACGCCCAAAAATACCTGCCTGCATCTTCTTTCTTAATTCATCCGATGATGTATTAATATACTTTCTTATCGTATTCATTTCTTCTGGATTCCATACAATTGGTGCTTTATTCATAACTTTTTCAAATTCTGTATATATATCCTTATTTTTTTTATATTTAAAATATTCAATCAAATACCACGTATACCTATTCATATTTGATAAATCTTTTTCATTATAAATAGTACCCTCTAATATTTGTGTTTTATATTTACCATAATCTTTTGAAAATGCCATTTCATCATCCTTTGTCTCTGGAATTATTATAAAAGATAAATAAGGTTTTGCCTTAATTATGTCAACCATTTGTCTTATCATATCTGAAATCTTTAAAAATGATACTTTAATACCAGAAACTGTGCTAAAATATTGATAATTCTGTTTTTTATCTGCATTATACATATCTAAAAGTTGCTCATCATTTCCCTTGCCTCTAGCATCATATAAACCTTGATTTGTGAGATAACCTAACTGTTGTACATAAAAGTCCTGATTTGTTATTTTTGTATTAGTAGTTGGTGTTGTTATTGTAGTCGTCGGAGTTATTATTTTATAATTGTCCGATTTATCTATTTCAATTTTAACTGTATCAAAATATAAATAATAATCTTTTAATGCTTCATAATATCTATCTGGACCCTTAAACTTAGCATAATGAATATTAATATTACTATCTAATGACAATAATTCTTTTTTTAATTTACTTCCTAAATCGGATCCATAAACTTTATCAAATGTACTAGATGCATTACTATTCTCTAATAAAATATCAATCGTATTCTTAACTAAACCATTCTCTTTAATAAAAGGATCAATCATTTCTTTATGATAAAAACTACCCGTCAATATATTTACTAGAAACCTTGGATAACCCCCAAATATTATAATATAGATTAAATATATTATAACTGCTGCTACTAAAAATTTAATTAATGCAGTTACAATATTAAATAAGCTGGGAAATTCACCCCCTTTCTGAAATAATTTACGAACACCACCGGTCTGTAAAACATATTTAAGATCATCGAAAAAACGGATCATATCCGGAAAATTAAATTGATATGGTGTTGCCATTTATTTTCATAAACTATAAAAATTTAAAGAAAAATTAATTTATTGATTTTGATTTTAAGAAGTTGCTACAATCGGAGCTGGAATAGTTTGAGTTGCTGGAATACCACGAGTCGCCTTATTATATTTGTTATAATTCTTGACTGGACGCGGTCCAGGTGGTGGCGGAGGCTGGGAACCTAGTGGTGGACCCCTATTAAAAATTTTTTGACGCGGAGGAACACCTTGCCAATCAGTATTGCGTTGAGGTCCTGGGGCTTTCTGACCAGGTGGACCTGGCTGAAAATCATCAATCGAATTCCTAGTACCCATAATAATATCACACATAAGCGGACCTCCATTAATACCAGTGATATCAACTGCTTGTAAACCCTTAAGACCATTGATAATGTTAAAGTTAATATATTCACCCTTTCTCAGAGTCTTATAATTACTGTTAGCTGGTGAAATACCAGTGTGATGTACAAAAATGTCTTTTCCTTTTTCGGAACCACTAATTATAGTGATAAAACCATAGCCTTGACTATTATCAAACCATTTAACCTGTCCAACATATATTCCAACAGTATCTTTTTCAACGATTTCTGAAAGAACTTCCTTTTCAGGAATTACTACTTCTTCGGTGGTCATCTTGTTATTTTAAATGTAAAAATTTATCCTTATATAGTTTTAATTTTAATTTCAAATTTCTAATTTCAAATTTCAAATTTCAAATTTCAAATTTCTTCTATACATGTTGATTCGACCAGAAAACCATTTGCCCATACTATAAAAACACGATTTTTATCTATATCTTCGTTATCATAATTACTAAGACGAAAATGATATATATCATAATCATATTCGGTTTGAACTTGCGCGAATTGTATCGAATTTGCAGCAAATATACCATATTTGCCAAATACAACTGACTGATTATTTTCAATAGGTCTATCAAAGAATATAGAATGTATACCGGTAACTAATAATTCTGGATTGGATTTACATCTATACATCGATTTTCTCCAATCATTTGGATCATTCACTATTGTTTTTTTACAAATATATTCAACCATACGATCACCCTGCATATATGTTCGAACTATATCTCCAACTTTTAACTTTTCAATTGGTATATATGTTTCAACGTTATTTGCAACACATAATATTTTTACACCATTGCCAAAACATGCTGTTAAAGCTTTAGTTGTCATATTTATTATATCGTCATAAATTTAGTTTTAAATATATATAAATATATAAATATATATAATGAAATGTGTCAAAACTCGTATCAATGAATGTATCCAAATTCAAACACAACTTAAATCATTAGGTATTTTTATTATAAAACCTGAAATAAAAGATGAATTAGCTAACAAAATGAATGCCTATATTAAAACATCAGAACCACAAACTTTTTATCTGAAAATACCAGATATGAAAATGGAATTTAAAGTAATATTGACACCATCTGATAATAAAAAAAGTGGTGTTTCTCAAATTATGTTGTAGTGCTATGTGAGCTTCGCTCGCTGAGCTTCGCGCTGCGCTTCTCTTCTCCTTATAATGTATAAATTATAATATATATAAAATGTCCGGTTATAAAGTATTCTTTATCATAATAATTATCTTAATAATATTACTCTATCTACAATCTTATATGAAACCACGAAATGATTATAATATTATACAAGTCTATCTAGATAACTTCAAACTAGACAATCTATATGAAAAATATCCAATCGTCATTTATGACCAAATTTATAATATAGATGATCTACTAAATACCATATTCAAATATTCATACGCATTTAAAAAACTTTTACAAATAGAAACCGCTAAAATATATAAAAATACTCATAAATATCTACTCATTTTTAATAATATTAATCCTATTAAACTTAAACTAATAAACCCTAAATATAAAAAAGATATTAAAATGAAATTCGAAGATAGTAATGTTGAATATGTTACTATCAAACTTAAAGAAAAACAAGTTGTTATTTTACCAGCATTATGGTACTATTATAGCGATGATAAAAATATATCTGCTATCGGATTAGACGATCTGATATCTGGAACAGTTTATGCACTCTAGGTTACGCCGCCTAGATATCATCTTCATCATCAATATTGTCTTCTGGATTATTACCAGTCGCCTTTAGATCCTTATATAGCTTTGATATAAATGGATTTACTATATTCATAGATTCTTCTCTTTTTTCTTCATATTCCTGCTTTGTTGCATTTCTATTTTCATCTAACCATAATAATCCAAAAGTTACTGCTGTATGTATTTTTTTACGATCTTTACCAGATATGTTTACGTCCTTATCTTCAACAATACTATTTTTAATACCTAATAAATAAGTCTCTAACTCATTTCTAGCATCAATGCGTTCGCGATTTGCTTTATCTTCCTCCCTGAATTTTTCAGCGTCTTTTATTAATAACTCAATCTCATCTGCTGAGATACGACCTGTGTCATTCGTAATCTTAATCGATTTCTTTATATGACTAGACTTCTCCTCAGCAGACACAATTAATATACCATTTGCATCTATATCAAATGTAACTTCAATCTTTGGTTCTCCACGTTTAGCTTTCTGAAAGCCTAATAAATGAAAATTACCTAAAAAATGATTATCATTAAACATCGTGCGCTCACCCTCACAAATCTCTATATCTACAATATCTTGATCATCCGCATAAGTACTAAACATCCTTGTTTTTTTAACAGGTATTGTCGTATTTCTCTCAATAACTGGCGTTGCCACATCACCTGCTGTTCTGATTGATAGAGTTAATGGACACACATCTAAAAGTAACACATTTTTTATCTCTTCATCATTACAACCTCCTAAAATAGCTGCTTGAACTGCTGCACCATATGCTATTGCTTCATCTGGATTTAAACTACGACATAATTCTTTACCACCAAAATATTCACTGATTAACTGCTGTATTCGCGGTATACGTGAAGATCCACCCACAATTACTACGTCATCTATTTCTGATTTATTAAAACCTGAATCTTTTAATGCTTTCTCAATACATGACATACAATCCTGGAATAAATCCATACATAATTCATCAAATCTAGATCTACTAATAATACTCATAAAATCTATACCATCATATAGAGAATCTATATCTATTGTTGTCGAACTACTACTCGATAAATCTCGCTTGGCCCTTTCACATGCATTCTTTAAACGCTTTACTGATTTCGGATTTATACTTAAATCCTTCGCATATTTTCTCTGAAACTCATCCGCAAAATACTTAACTAAACGATTATCAAAATCCTCTCCACCTGTATGTGATAACCCTGATGTAGATTTTACCTGGAATATACCATCATCTACGATTAATACTGTAAAATCTGATGTACCTCCGCCTATATCTACAATTAATATACGCTTCGCTGGGGCTGCTGGGGCTGCTGGGGCTGCTGGGGCATTTTCTGTTGGCGGAACTACTACACCTTGACCATGATCTAATCCATAACTAATAGCTGCTGCGGTTGGCTCATTAATAATACGAACCGCATTTAATCCAGCAATTGTTGCAGCATCTTTTGTCGATTGACGAGCAGAATCATTAAAGTATGCAGGCACTGTAATAACAATGTCCCTCATTGTTTCTCCAGTAAAAGCCTCAGCAATTTCTTTCATGTAACTTAATATCATCGCACTAATTTCTTCTGCATAAAATTTATGTTCTTGACATTTATATTGAACTACTATTTGAGGACGATCATTTCCATCATCTATCACCTTAAATGGCCATAATTTAATATCTTCCTGCACAGATGGATCACTATATTTTTTACCAATTAAACGTTTAACATCATAAATTGTATTTAAAGGATTTATAGCCGCTTGATTTCTAGCAGAATCTCCAATAAGACGGTCAGTGTCCGTAAAAGCTACATATGATGGAGTTGTGCGATTACCTTTTGTATTTTGTATGATTTCTACACGCTCGTTTTTCCATACTGAGGCCGCTGAATACGTAGTGCCAAGATCACAGGCAAATATTGTCATGTCATATATTATAATAATTTCAAAAAACTCTTATATAATTTTGTAAAAATTTGATAGATCTTATGTGATTTATCTTCCAAAAAAATGACTCCAGTTAGACCTATTGTAATGCCTAGGCACATCTTCAATAGTCCTATGAAAAAAAAAATAGCTCCCGCACATTATAAGCAGAATAAGATTCATGATCGCGTACGACGTAAGTTATTTCAAAAGTCTCATATGAAACCCTATCTAAATGCTCCTATGAAACCTACCCATTCCAAGCTATTTATGGATTTGAAGCCGGTGCGACGTCAGCTCTTTGATTCGCCTGTTCACGCAGCTCCGCCTGTTCACGCAGCTCCGCCTGTTCACGTTGATCCGCCTGTTCACGTGGCTTCGCCAGAAAATTAGTATAACTCCGTTTAAGTCTTTCATATAAACCTGTCCAATTTATATCAACAAAGTGATTATATGAATCTTGTTTCATATTTATACTATTTGGATTATCTTGTGCTAATTTTTCTACTGTGTGGAGAAAATCTGAATTCCAATGTTCTCGTATTATATCTCTAAATATATTGTATTCTTTATATTTATTCTCAAATACTGCGCATATAGCAACATCTGCTACGCCATATTTTATTATTTTATTGAATAATATGATTTTGTTATCAAAATCTTGTTCATGTCCAGGCTCAAATCTTAGAGAATTTTCATTAAATCGCTCTTCCAGTATATTGGCTATAGACATTAAACTTGTACTTGGTGTCCAGTCATTACCAGACCATGTATTCACTACAGATAAACATACTTTACCATTTTCATAATAATTTGGATGCAAACGATATCTACTTTGCTTTGGATTAAATGTTAAACGTGGTGGTGATAGTGGAAAATCATCAGGTATATCTATTTCAAATAAAAAGAGTCCATTTGTATATGGCGAAGTAAATTGCGGATTCGTCTCTTTATGTTTGGGTATAATCAAAAATGCACCGGATTTAATATTCTCTTCATTAAAATGCCAAAAAATTCCACGCGAATGTAACTCTGCTTTATTTTTCTCCAATATACCTATATCTTTAAGTACACGTTTTTGAGCGATTGTTAACATCGCTTTGATGACTACATATATATCGCGCCATTTCTTTATATGGTTTTCCAGGGAATTTTCTATAATTTCCAAAACTCTCACAGAATACGTCGGTGATTTTGCAAAAAATTAAATATATATTATATATCGCTGCGTTTCTTTATATGATTTTCGGGGAATTTATTTGGCAGATCTAAAACTCACTTTAATATTCGCGTTTTTAGAATTCACAGGCACAATCTCAAACCTATTACTATTTTTTCCTGTTTTTAATTCAAACCCACTCATATTAGGTATTACCTTGCGATCTAATAATACATGTAAATAATCAAACATAGGATTAATAAGATCTTCGTAATTTAAAACCATATTAATAAATTGAATCAACTGTAACGTTGTAATCTGAGGAATCGTCTCTTCTAATATATTTGTGTTTTTTACAGTATTATAAAATAATATTGCATTAGCTTGATTATTACGAGATTTCATACGCCTAAATATATCTACATCAGAGTTATTATAATAATATAAATAATAAATATATGCCCATAATTCTGATTTCTTAAATGCATCTGGTTGCTGCTCAGATATGCGACCATCTGGACTTATTTTACCAGTGAAAAACATTTTTGACGTCTTGCAAAAACTATCCTCAATACTATTTTTAAAATTTAAACCAAAAATAGTCTTATTATTAAAAGCCAACTTCTGTTTCACAAATTTCATTTATGTAATACAAGAAACTATTTTTTTACGATATATATATTTTTAGATTCTAAATCAAATTTACTAACTGTATTGATTGTTTTAGTTTTAATATTACAAGTAACCCTATTTCTAGCTCTTAAATAATCCATCTCATTTAATTGATTATGATCTAATTGTGGAATAACATTTAAATATTCAGTATTCGCAGAATTAGTTGCATTATTTGAGGCTAACGCAACATTTTTCACTTTTTTACTTATTAATACATATATGCTAAAATATATAATATTAACTCGAATCGGACGATCCTTCTTTCTTAATCGATAATAAAATATATCCTTACTTAATTCAATATATTGTTTTATTTTTGGATCTATATCTGTCTTAAATTCTATTAGTTTTAATAAAAATAAAAACATTATATCATACCCATCTAATTCACGCGTCGAATTAATTGATATAATCTTTTCTACAATAGCTAGACTCTGGTGTGGACCCACTAAGACTGCTGAATTTATATTATTATATAAAATACCTAAATAACTATATGTTGTGTCATCTACATAATCACGCATGAAAACTATATCAGGTGATACAGATACTAGTGAATATATTAAATGTTCCAGATTTTGATGATTATCGTAAGATATAGAAAATTCTAGAGGCTTATTCATTTTAATATAAGATACTAATGTACATAATGATTTTACGATCTTTTGAGATTTTCCTGCATTGCTTTCTACTTCCTGTAATAAATCTGAAATCTGAGTTAACATCCATACATTACGAGTTAAATAAGTCTTATAAATATAAGTATTTACAATCGATGTAATAATAGAAATCTTTGTTTTAGAATTATACGTCTTTTCTATTTCCTCTTCGGTTAATAATTCAATCATAATATTTACTTGATATATAAAAATATTAATTTATTGTTTTTTTATCGTGGCTTTTCTCTTTTTTTTAATTTTATTGCCACCATTTGGATTTTGGTTTTGATTTGCTGCTTTAAGTTTTGCTTCGGTTTCTTTACTATAAATATCTATACCATATGCACAAATCAAATTTGCATCTGAATTTGGATTATTAATTACTTCATTATATTTCCGAACAAATGTTCTAAGTGTTGGTACTGGTATTTTTGGAATATCTGGGTTTGGACTATAAAATCCTACCATATCAACTATATCATCAATATTTTCTAAATTAAAAATATCTAATATATTAAGATTATTATTTACGGTTTTTAATATTTTTTGAGTATCTCTTATATTACATTTATCATATAAAATAAACATTAAATATTGAAGATATATTAAGGCTTTTTTAGGATGTTTTGCAACTAAATGTTCTGTTATTCTAGCTAGTATAGGATTGTCATAAACATTTGATGGAGTCTTAAGTGCTTTTAATTCTGCGTTGGCTTTAGCTTTAGCTTCTTCTATTGCGAAAGCTTTAGCTTCTGCTTCTATTGCTAAAGCTTTATCAACTGCTTCAGCTTTTAGAGCTTCAGCAGCTATTGCCGCTGCTTTCTGTATATTTTCAGATAAGCCGTTGAGAGATTCGTTTTGATCTATTAATTTTTTTATGAATTCGAAATTTGCTGTATTTGATAATGCATCCAAGAATAATTTTTTTTCTTTTTTCTCTGTGGAAAAAAATTTAACTAGATATGGTGCTTCATATATTTGATTTTTATTATTTGCAGATTTAAATTCTATATTATCGAAAGTTATAGTTGCGGCAGCGCTAGCGGCAGCGGCAGTATTATTAATATTATTAATAAATATATTAACATTATTGACATCATTAATACTGTCCATAATAGCATCTTTTAAAACAATCTGATTTACTGTATCTTCTTCTTTAAAATTATAGTTTTCATTATTAGAATTAGCTACTTTAATTTTATATTTTAAGATATAATTTTTAATATTATTTCTTAAACTAACAGTTAAATAATACATGATTACTAATTTTTCGGGTTTATCGGATATATCGGATATATTTAAAATTATATAATTACCATTTATTTTAAATATACTATTCGGATTATCAAAATGTAACGCTTTTATTTCGTTTTTAACTACTAAATTTAAATATGAATTAATATATCTTATGAGTGCAATATAAATCGTATATGCTAGATAAGAATTTACAGGGCTGTCTTTTGTTAATATTTTGCTTATAAGACTTGGTTCAGTAATATTTGATGGCAAAGCAGTTCGTAAATTGATTTTTTCATCTCGATCTAAATATTTGGATATTTCTTCTAACATATCAATTGGTAGATCAGTTAGATTTATACTGGCTGCGGGGGCTGCGGAAGCTGCGGAAGCTGCGGAAGCTGCGGGAGCTGTGGGAGTTTCAGAAGCGATACGGTTGCTACGTATCATATTTTTGAAAGCTTTTATAAAGTCTCCACCGCCGCCGACTTGTTCGGGTTGTTCGTGTTGTTTGTCAATTCGGCTGAGTATTGCTTCTATTTTTTCAATTAATTTTTTTTTATAAGCTTCTCTATTTTTTATAGCTTCTTCTACTAGTTTCTCTGTATATTTTTTTTCTACTGGTTTTGCTGGTTGTATTGATGTTGTTTCTGAGAGTTGTACTTCTGATGTTGTTGAATTATTCATTCTATATACTATATATATTTATTAAATATTTTATATATATATATTAGACTTTATTCAAATCTTATTCAAATCTTATAATAAGTGCTGTTGTTATAGCTATGACTATAAATATAAACTTTAAACAATATATCTGTAATATTAATAATGTTTAATTGCAATCTTTTTGAAAACATAGATTTTAATTGTTTCTGGTTTTCATCAAAATCTAAAGGAGACAAGAGTAAAAAGAATAAAGACTGTGATTTAGAAAAGAAGATATTTGATGTGTCTAAAGAATATAACATTTCAATACTACCTATCCAAAATAATGTAGAAATTGAAAACTTATATCCTCCTACTGACCATGTTGAACTATGGAATACTTTTATTATAGGAAGTGATAAAACCTATATTTTAGCAAATGTAAATGATGAACATATTAAAATACCACATCTGGATCTATTGCCAAATAGAAAAGGTTTAAATTTATTACCCGATGAATTATCTAATGTTTTTGATAAAATATGGGATAAAACATTAACTAACACTAAACTTCAATTCTATATGACATGGAATGGTAAATTATATTTTATTAATACCTATCCATTTTTGAACGGTAAACAAAAAGTAATTGGAGCTACATTATTCATGCGAGCTTTCGAAAAAATGCCTGAAGCTCACTTTGATAATGGAAATCTAGTCGTTGAAAACTCTCCTAATGACACTAAAACTAGCCGAAAATCTGTAGAAATAAATCTTAGCCATCCTCTATATAAAATTAATTGATATGTATATTTGGCGTTGTCTTTGCCATATCTAACAAATTCTGAAAATCAAATATACTCTGAATATAAAATTCCTTTATTTTTAATTTTATATCATGAATAATCATATCCAATTCATGTTTATTTATATCTTTCAATTCATATATCTTAGTATGGCCGTTTTTATGCACCATACGAATCAAATAAGAATATATAGATGCTACATTCTGTTCATAAGTCGTTAACATCTTTTTATAATAAGCCAATAGTTTTTTACCCTCTGGTGTACTTAACTTTACCACCAATTTAATAGGAGCTGCACAGTAATCAGATAAAAATATAGGATTATCTTTTTCTATATATATATAGAGTTTTGGGTCGGTTACAACGGTGGATCCACCGCCTTTTTGATTCTTGCTCTGGTGTGCACAGTTTAATTTTTCATTGGGATATCTTATCTTATATAGTTTCTCTAATTCTGAATAATCTTTGGCCCCATGCTGAGATAAATACTCACACATACTTTGCTTAATTTTATTTGACGATGATCTGGCTAATATATTTTTTAATATATTTATAAAAGTATAACTCTCCTCTGGATCTAAAAAATAATGCGTGAAAAACTTCATACCCTCTAATTTAGAAAAATCTATTTTATTCGAAGCTTTATTTTCTTTATCATGATAGTTCTTATGAGGCATACCACAAAAGTAAATTTGCATCATGTCGTCTACGATCTTAATATTGCGAAATACTATACCTGCAATACTAAGATCACCCGACATTTCTAGATTATATACATATTTAACCAAACACATTATATATAAAATTTTAATATAATGATTACTTATCTTTTCACATACTTGTGCCTTTGTAAGCTTATATTTAGTTAACTTTTCATGATTATCAGTATCTGCATTCTTAGGAATAATATATAAAGAAGCACCTAAGTTTTTAATATCTAATTTTAAATACTTAGATAGTTCTTCCTCTAAAACAACCTGATAATTTTGACATATATCTTGTGATAGAAAATTATATTGTTTATTCTTAAATATATCTTTTTCATTAATAATGTCATTAATCAGAGTATTTAATTTCGGTAACTCTTTTTCAAACACAGTCTTGTGATTTAAAGTAGATGCACTATTCCCCATTTAATTTACATGATATATTTTTTTATCTTTTATCAAATATAATTAGATACAATAAGTTAGCTACAATACCTATCGAAAATAACTCATAATAATTCGCACTATACAAATTCTTTATATTTATTGAAAATGTATATATGAGTAATATTACTATAGATAATAATAATGGTGTATCTACTCTAAATGGCGTATAATATTTATGATAGATACTATATATATATAAAAATATAAAAAGATGTGCAAACAAATCTACGATTAGTAATTTATCTCCACTTTTTAATGTATAAGATTCATGAAATAAAATAAACTTAAATTCACGCGGATTTATATAAGACATATATATACCAATAATTAATGTTATAAAAGACAAATACAATAAATTGACATATTTATATACATATTTATGAAATAAAGTCAGAATAATCATCCAGAATGTAAAGAAGAGATAGATATTCGTGAATTTATTCGTGAATTTATTCGCTGGCATTGTTTTATTTAATGAATAAAAAAAAATTATATTAATATAAAGCAGGAATGGCTTCTATTTATAACTCTAACAATATTACACAATATAACTATATTACACAATATGATGACCCTGGTTTTATTACACAAGTTTCATCTATATCCACACAAGCTATTGCTTCATATGCCCAATCAAACAATGTAACTACAAATTTGACAATTGGATCATCTAGTAATATTGTTGTTCAATCAAAACAAGGTATTCAAATGTATATTACCGATAGTAATACTATAAGTTTCTTTTTAACAGATACATTTGGTTCCAATATTCGCCCCATTCTGTCTATTAGTAACTCAAACGATACTACTATATTAAGCGGCAGCAATCTTATTTTTAACCTAACTGGATCAAATAATATTGGCTCTTTTGCTAATTCAAATATCATGTTATTTCAAGGTAATAGTAATAATACTGGTGGTGGTGGTGGTGGCGGCGGCAGCAATAGCGGAAGCAATTATACAAACTATTTAACAAATAATGTTGGCGGATTTGGATTTCAAAACAATGTGAGTGTAGGATCAAATTTAGTAGTACAAGGTAATATTACCGCCTATGAAAATATAGCGTGTGCCGGAAATTTATTCGGATCTACATTCAATATTTTTACAAATACTCCAAATTGCAACGTGACTCCAAATATTAAACGAGTTAGCTACTCATTCTTTATTAATCATTATAACCAACTCGATCTTTTAAGAACAGATCAACTTCTATCAAATAATCAAATTAGTTCTAGAGTTCAACGCATTATGACATTCGGTAATACTGAATTTAAAAATCAATTAAAAGATAACCCAGATTATTATCAAGTTGTTTCTCAATTTTCAGGCGTAAATGGAAATTATTCAAATGGAGCAACATCCTGGATTACAGATGTTAAATGGATGCCTGCATGTTGCAATAATAACATATGCTATATGAAAGGAAATGTAGGTATAGGAACAAATATGCCAATCTCAGCATTCCATGTTGTTGGTGATGTTACTGTGAAAGGAAATATTATTACAACTGATAATCAACTCTATGATATAGGAATAAATACAAATCGATTTCGTAATCTATATCTAAGCAGCAATATATATTTGAATCAAAGTAGACTTAATGTAGATACTAGTGGAAATCTAAATTATATAAACCCTAGGGGACAAATTATTAATTTAACTTCAAATATATCTGTAAATGCAGTCGCAATTTCTGCTAGCAATATTGCATATGGCTTGAGTAATAAAGTTTACTCTACTAGCAATCTTGTTTATCCCTTAAGTGCTTCATTTAGCAATACCAGTAATATGGTATATAATGCCATAAGTGATACCAGCAATCTTGTTTATCCCTTAAGTGCTTCATTTAGCAATACCAGTAATATGGTATATAATGCCATAAGTGATACCAGCAATCTTGTGTATCCCTTAAGTGCTTCATTTAGCAATACTAGTAATCTTGTTTATCCCTTAAGTGCTTCATTTAGCAATACCAGTAATATTGTTTATCCCTTAAGTGCTTCATTTAGCAATACTAGCAATATGGTATATAATGCCATAAGCAATACCAGTAATCTTGTTTATCCCTTAAGTGCTTCATTTAGCAATACCAGCAATCTTGTTTATCCCTTAAGTGCTTCATTTAGCAATACCAGCAATATGGTATATAATTTAAGTAACGCAGTAAATAACGCCATGAGCAATACCAGTAATCTAGCGAATGCCACAAGTAATCTGGTATATCCTTTAAATAACTTAGTTACAGAAATTAGTACTAAAATTGCTCTGAAAGCAGCAAGTGATGTAATTGAAATAGGAAATACTCCAACAACTATTTTAACATTAAATGCTGCAAATCAGGGTAAATTTTATCAATTATACATAGGCCCAACAATATCCGGGAATCCTTATTTTATTAAAGCTGATGTTTTTTGGAATTCAATGGATAATACTGCATATATTAATACAACTGCATCAAATAATGGTCTTACTTTAACAAATAATGGCGCAGATATTCAAGTATATACGGCGGAAAAAATATATGGACCCAGACATCCGATTATTGATATAACACAAAATATGGGACTGTTATATAATATATCTGCTAGCACGAATCAAGATAATGCATATAAATCATTTAATAAAACATTAACAAATGGATGGTGGGGATCTGAAGACATATATGATTCAGCGAGTGGCCTGGTTTCTGAGGGATCTAGCGCGGATTGGTTACAAATACAAGTTATACCGCCAATTGAATTAAAAAGCTATTGGATAAAACCAGAAGCAGATGGTGCACCTGCCGCCTGGGATTTTAGTGGATCTATGAATGGTGGAATTTCATGGAATATTATCGACACAGTTACGAATTATACATGGATGTCTTTAAATGAAGCTGAATTTAATATTTCAACAAATGGAACAGCCTACTCCATATATCGCCTTACTATAAATAAGATTCTATCAGGAACATCCGCGCATATTAAATACTTTGCACTGACTGAAAAATCATTACTAAAATACCCACTTTCTTTATATAAGATTTAAATTACTCACAAAGCTATCACAAATTCTTTTATACTATCAAAAGTTTGATCAGTTATCGAATTATTTGTTTTATCCATATTATCTGTGTATATGCATGAAATATTGTCTTCATATGTATTATCAGCTTTTAATTTTTTTTTAAAGATAACTGTTTTATCATATTTGTTTTCTTTATTTAATTCAAAAATTATTGCTATTGGATAATCACCAATAAATTGTAAATAAATATTTATTGTTTGCTGAGGAAAATATGACTCGTATATTCGTGTAATAAGTTGTAATTCATTCATATGACCAATATCTTGCATGCCTATAATATTATTATATATACGATCATACATATATCTTTCAAAATAACAGCGTTGAATATATTTTGATTTATCTTGTGCATATTGCATCTTTGTAAATCTTATATCACTTGTTATCCTATTTGAACCACATGATGAATTTCGATGATAAACTGGAAATCTACCATCTTGAAACTCTTTTTTAAAAAAAGTTATACCTTTAGAAAAATCAGTAAATAATCTTGTTACTAATCTTTGTTTTGTGGTCATATAGTCATTATATTTAATCTTAATAAAAATTTTTCTATCTAGTGCCAAAAATTTTGCTTTTATTGTTGAATCATATACTTTATCATATAGAACTCTATATTGTCCATCTAAAGTATCTTTAAGTTTAGATAATTCTTCTACATTTTTTTTAATAAAATTAGTAAAATCAGTTATTTTACTATTATTTATAGAATTATAGAAATCATTTAAGGCTTTAATAAAATTATCAACTATAGATTCTTTTACTGATAATATTTTATTATCTACTTTACTATTAACAGATAAATCATTAAATTTAGATCGAAGCTTAATAACATTGTTTAAATTATTTTGAATTTGAATTAAATTAGCTTGCATTTATATATTATAAATATAATAAAATGGAAATAGATCTTAAAAAATCTCTCGAAATATTAAATTTTCCAGATAAAGAAAAAAAAGCTTATCAACTAACTTTATATAATGTTAACCAAACCAATTTTTATCAACTTAAATTACCGGAATCTGTAACAGATCTGATTCTACATGGAAAAATGACAGATTTGATTATACCTGAAGGTATTAAAGATATTTATTGTTGTAATATGGGATTGAAGACTGTTCATATCTGCGAAAGTTTAGAATTTTTAGAATGCTGTGATAATGACCTTGAAACTATCGAATTAACTAAAAATTTATTATGTGCTAATGTTCGAGATAATAAAATAAAAACAGTAACTTGTCGAGAAAAATTAGAGAAATTAGCATGCCTAGACATTCTTAATAATCGTGTTACTGATCTAGATATTGATTTTCCAGAAGAAACTATGGTTGATGCATATTTTGGCGGAAATGAAAACCTAAAAATTAAAAATATTAAATTTATATTTTCGAATAACATACATTGTAATTTTATTAGTGGTGATTTTCTTAGTGTTTATGACATTGAACATTATGTATATCATGAGCATCTGCGATATCGTCTATATCTTTTAGCTTCATTAGGTGAGAATTATTTAGATGTGAAAGCTGTAAAAGATGACGACTATTTTAATAGTATACTTAAAAGATTATGTCCAGATAGTTGGGAAAAATATTAGCTATACATCTATCACAAATTCTGTAATAGTATCAAATGATTGTTTAGTTATTGTTTCTGTTTTATTTTTTTTATCTATGTATATACATGAAACAGTATCTTCATATGTATTATCATCTTTTAATTTTTTTCTAAAGACAACTGTTTTATTATAGTTGTCTTCTTCATATAATTCAAATATAATAATAACCGGATAGTATCCGAAATTGCTATCAAATTGTAATTCAATATGTATTATTTGTTTCGGAAAATATGTATTGTATATTCTTCTACTATCTTGTAATTTATAAATATGTTCAACATCTGGAATGCCAATCATATTATTATATATTTTATCATACATTACGCTTTCAAAATAACTGCGCTGAATAAATTTTATGTCGTTTTTTTGTCTTTGGATGTCGTCTGTAAAAAAAGTTATGCCTTTAGAGAATTCATGTAATAATTTAGTTATAGCTTCTTGAATATTATCCATTTTTATTATATAATGTGAAATAGATCTTAAATATATTCCTAGATACTTACGATAATTAGTAAAAATTTGATAAGTATATATTTTTAATTTTATAAGTATCTTTTAAAAAATGTCATTTGTTAAACTATACACAGTTTATAAAGACTTACCATTGATTACTGAAAATACGTCACGTGATGAGCGCGAATATATAATACGTTTACAGCAGTTGAGAGATTCTGAATTACTAGATAGACTCAATTATGAAAATATACCAACATTTCCAATGAAATCTGAGATATTTAATGATATTAAATATAAGTTTATTAAACTATCCAGCTATGAAATTCGCTTATGCTTTCTGTTTATTTACACTGATAAAGTTATAGGACTATCCAGCGGAGAAGAAATTGAATTCATAAATATAGAAGCAGCATATTCTCATTATCGCAATATTAGTCCAGATAAAAAAATTAAACATTTTCCAGTTAAAGTTTACTAAATATCTAACTCCAACATCAATGGTACATGATCACTTCCATAATAATCCTTCAAAATACTCACTTCTTTAATCTTATTTTTTAATTTATGACTCACTAAAGCCATATCTATACGCCACCCCGCATTACGCTCCCTGCTTTTACCAAAATTCGAAAAATACGTATATTCTCGCTTCTCTGGATATAATTGACGATATGTATCAATCAATTTGCACTCTGTGATTAGTTTCGGATATTCTGTACGCTCTTCAATCGTAAAACCTGCTGTGCGTTCATGACCCTTAGCCTTGTAAATATCAATTTCTGTAGGTGCCACATTTAAATCTGCAACATAAATAACTGACTTAGTCTGCTGCAACTTATTAATATATTCACGCATCATTGGCTCCCACTTCGTAATACGATATTCCAGACGAGATAAATCTGCCTTGGAATTTGTAACATATGCATTAATCAAATAAAACTTCTCAAACTCCAGAACTAATACACGACCCTCTTCATTGTGCTCTAATGGAAAATCATCTAATATTTTAAGTGGCTGAATCTTGGAAAATATAGCTACACCAGAATAACCTTTACGAGCTTTTGATGCTATAATCTTTTGAAATGAATATATGTTTAAGTCTAGTTTGGTATTTAAATCTTCCGGACATTTTGATTCCTGGATAGCTACGATATCTGGATTTTGTTCACGAATAAGAGCTTCTAAAACATTCGGATCATCAGTATCTCGTTTGCCTTCTTTGTTTTTTGATAAGACTGAGCGCAGCCCAGCTACATTCCATGTGATAATTTTCATTTGTGGTTTTTATTTAAATTACTTACATCAGAAAATCTTATATGTAAATCAAATTTTTATGAATTATGGTGGCAAAATTAAATCTTTATTAAATACAGCATAATATGTATATATAGAGAGATAAAAAAAACAACTTCCGGATATCCCGAAACGTATAAAAGTTCTAAATTTTAAAAAGTGTTACCATTATCATGCTTTTAAATATAAAATCAAAATAATAACAATGACAATATAGAAATATTAAAGACATTTATATACAAATTTGATAAAAATTTGATAAACACATATTCAAATTTAATTTACCAAAATGACGAATCTAGAAAGTTATTACCAGTTTTATATGGAGAAATATTTAGGTGGAACACATAAGACTTTGAAAGTTGGTGTAACTGACATTACTACTGAAAAATTACATGCAGAATTAAAAATATGGAAAGATTGGAAAAACGCTGTTGGTCAATTAAAAGTTTATAATGCTGCTGCAAATCGTTCAGAATTACATTTATATTTATTTGGAAAATGCTATACTAAAAACAAAAAAGATTTTATTGAATCAATATTGTTAAATGATATTAAACCATACGAAATGTGTCTTACTGAAAATGGATTTGATATTATTGATCTACAAAATAATTCCATTATTCATTCGATTATAAATAGTGATGATGTTATTGATCTTACTCATACTAAAATGTTTAAAGAAGAGAAATATAAATCATATAACATAATACCTGCCGATTTTATGGATGAGTTTAATAAATTATTGAATATTTCAGACGGACAATATCCTATAAATTTAGACGATGTCGCTAACTTATTAGATAGCTCAAAATTATTATTAACACGTACTCTTAAAAGATCATATATTGAAAATACAGATTATACTATCAAAAATATTTGCAATCCAAATAAAATAAGTGGAAAGTATACCTCTAATAATTATAAAGAAATTATGATAACACGCGATTGTTTTAAAAGATTGTGTATGATATCACGTAGCAAAAATGCTGACTTATTTCGTAAAAATATAAATATTATAAGCATATAAAGAAAAATTTATGGTTATAATTTATATTCATAAATAATACGAAGAGTCGAATAAATAGAAGAAAACAAAACGCGGCGCAATGAGAACGATTCAAGATATTCAAGCAGCCAATGACCTATGGCACCTGCGGCATTCGCAAAATAAGAAATGTCAAATATGTAATGTTTCTAAAGCACCATTATGGAGAAAACATGTGAACTATCATATGTTATGTAATCGTTGCGGCATTAAAATTAAAAAAAAATTGAAATCAAAAATCTAAAGCTATTATAAAATGGAATATAGAATGGAATATACATATATATTTGCAATCATAAGTATAATTATATTATGTTTCATTTATAATATTTATATAAATAGCTACGCATCTAATAAATATATTGCACCTAATAAAGCTTATGTTAATAATACGATTGATAATTCATTATATTTTCAATCCCTTAATACTCTGGATTTAATAGCACGTGGTAGTGTGAGTAGTATTGCTGAATATATTGCACTATATAAATCTAAATTATTAACGTTTAGCTCAAGTGAATCTAAAATATTAAACCAACTCATCACCAATATTTCTATGAATTATACAAACTTATATCTAAAATTAAATGCTATACCATGGAAACTCGTTAAATTTAATAATATAGAAAACAACTTCCCACACACTTTAGGTGATATTATTTTCCTACCTGAATCATTTTTTCAGCTTGATGCAGCAAAACAACTAGAAACACTTATACATGAAAAGATACATGTATATCAACGATTATATCCCATTGAAACATCTATGTTTATTACAAAACTTGGATATGAAGTATGGGATACCCAGAAGAAATATAAGAATATAAGAACAAATCCTGACACCAATCAATTTATTTATATGAATAGCCAGACAGGCACTGTGCAAGCACAGGTTTATAACTCGGACGCACCAAAATCGATTACCGATTCACATGTAGAACGGCTCGTTGGCGATGTTCCATGGGATGTGCCTGAATGTATTAAACAACAAGATCATCCCTATGAAATGATGGCATGTGGCATTGCCAATTATATTGTGAATGGCAATATTGACGGATCTAATTATGAAAAATATATATCCGAATGGAGCAGAGAGTTCTTGTAAATATTATCTAATACGAGTTCTTCAATGGTGGCATTCGATATTTTGGTTTTTGAGTTTGATTTAGAATTTAAGACTTGTGCATCTGGTATATGAAATATTTGAGGATTTGCGTCGCCAGTTCGGTCAGTGTCGCTTCGCGCAACGCCGCTTCGCGCGCCGCATCTTGCTAAATAATGCGCTATGTCATTTTCTTTTATACCTGAATGAGCTTTCACTTTGGTATATATTATATTGGTGTTTGAATATTTTTTACTTGATAAATAACGTATACATTGAACTAATATATCAAATTTTGCATTATATGTTCGATCTTCTATTAAATTTATAGCTGTCATACTATCAGAAAATATATCTATATGCTCTAGCGGCGTGGGCTTCTCGAGCGGCGTGGGCTTCTCGAGCGGCGAGGGCTTCTCCATTTGAACGCGCGGATATAACAATAATCCTGCATAAATAGCTGCTAATTCTGCACGGTTAATATCTTTTTTACCATCAATGTAGTAGTATTTTTGGATTGGGATTTGAATCGGAATTTGAATTGTTGCAGTCTGATAATAAATTCCTATTCCGGCTTTTTTAATTAAGCTTGCATCTGTGAAAATATAATTCGTTTTATTAAGTAGTCTTTTAACAACATTCATACTATTTATTTTTATAAAGATTATAAGATAATTGATAAAAATTTGATAACATGATGTATTATATATTTAGAATATAGACTATAGAATATGGATAGACTACTTACATGTGATCTTAGCAAAGCAAAATTACAATTTTATGATTCTAAGAGATATACTATTGACGGATATGATCAACTATATGTCGCTGAATTCGATGACATGACAATCGAGTACTTTCATGAGTTTTATGCGGATGATTGCGAGTTGATTGTTAGATTTGATGATAAAACTTGCCTAAAATATTCGATCGAACGCGGCAATTTTAAAATACGATATTGGCGTCGAATCTATACTTATTCTGATCAAAATAATAAAACAATCGATGAATGGAAAGGCATTTCGCCATTTGATAATACTAGCGAAATTGCTATAAAAATAAAAAAATTAGATGGTTTTGTAGACAATTTAATGGTAGTCGTAAAGCACTGGGTTCATAATATTAGACCACATGAAGCAGCTGTGATAATTCAGGCTGCGTTTCGCGGTTGGCAAGTTCGTCATGCGTATAGATATAATCCAGGAAATCGTTTAGGTCAGTATTTGGTTTTGAAGATGTTTGAAGAAGTCGCTGTTTAGTTTTTTGGATCATTCTTGAGAACGCTTTCTTCGGAATCAGGTGTGTCTTCGGAATCCGGTATGTCTACTTCTTCTTCTGACTTCTTTTTATTATAGTTTAATTCTTTCTTATGAAGCTCATCGAGCTCCTTCACAAAATCACTAATTTCTTTAGTATCTGCAGTTGCAATAAGGATTAACTTATTCACATTTTCCTTAAGTGATACAAGTCGCTTACTTTCAAAAAGCTTGCGAGCTGCAACAATATTATTTTTGGGTGAATTATCACCGGAGGCACGGCACTTGGTGGAACGAGTGGAACGTGTAGCAAGATTTTTAGCGAGAATCATTTTTATATTATATTTATATATTAAATTAATAAATTCTTATATGACTTTATATAAATATGGCAAGTATGGCAAAGAAAATTTCATCTGGTGGCAAAAAATACGGTGAAGGGGTCTATGGAATTACATATGATTTCGCATGCAAATTAAATGATAATGAAACATTCTGTAAAACGTTAAAAACAAGGTCAATTAAATCCATACAACTTCACTCATTTGAAAAAATGATTGCGTTAGAAAAAAAATCTGAAATCCGCGGATTTATTAAATATATGCATCATTTAGACTGCTGTGTTGCTAAAGTATTTAAAGGATATATGGTCGGATTTGATCATTATGGTTTTCATGGAGAATTAGATAATATGAAAATCATTTACGATATATTCGGCGCTAGCACTGAAAAAGAAACTACCTTGACTTCCCTGAAATTATACGGATTTAATTTTGTAGCCGCTTATATTGTGTTTGATGATAATACACATATTTATACCACTTTTACTAGTAAATGTACTGGTGATTTATTTCATACTAAATTTAATGAGTCTATGTATAAATTATTAATTAAAAATATTTTAAGGAGTTTAGTTACCATGCAAAAGAGGGATTTTGCACATTGTGATATGAAACCCGATAATATCATCTATTGTAAGAAATTAGACCGATTTAAAATAATCGATTGGGGACTCTCCGGATTTTTGAAACCTGGTGTTCGATTTGGAGCTACTATGTTTACTGCACCGCTTGTTAAATATTTAGCAGGAGTGCCAGCTATTATAGCATCTCGGATGATGTATTATTCTGCATGGAATAATAATCGCGATTGGTTTCAAAGCGCTATATTCCAAGAATTATACAAGTTTATTATTGAAGATTTTAATTGGGTGGTGGGAGGTGGCGGGGATTTACATGAGAAGTATAAATATAAATTTGATTTATTTAACTTTGGTATGACTTTAGCATATATTGTTTATGCGAATTCGCTTAAATGGAAAGGCCGGAATAAGGAGTTTATTATGAAGTGTATATGTTTTAAATCTGGTTTTATGAGTGGAGAGGAGGCATTGGATGCTGCTGCAAAGAGCAAATATAAATTTATATGATTTATATATTGATCCAAAAATAAAACCTTATGAAGCGTATATAAGACAATTAAGCAATCCTCTGGATATTGAGAATGCTGCGAATTCTGTGATGATTTGAGTTTTTGGTTTTTATTTTTATTTATTTATTATTTATTTAATAATTGGTTAACTTGGGCGGTTAGAGTGGCGATTTGGGCGGTTAGAGTGGCAATTTGTGCAGCAGATTCTTTTTTATATGCATTAAGTTGTTGAATGCCACTTATAGCAACTGTAGTAAGATTGTCATAGTTCAAATCATGGAAATCGTCGACTTCTCTTCCATAAATAAATACGGTCTCATCTAATTTTTCTTTAGTTTCTACTTTAAATGTATTTTCATCAATCACTTCATCAATAATGACTTTAAAACCTTCATGATTACCATTAATATTTATAAGTTTTATTTTGTCACTCTTATTTAATCCATGGTTTGTTAAAGTAATTGTATTTGTACTTGGATCTACATTTTCAGATTTCTTATAAATATCAGGTACAACATCAGTACGATGGTTTACTGCATTGGGTATATATTCTTTTATATTTTGAGCAATAAAACCAATTTGTCTATTTTTATTAGTAACTTGGTCTTTATAATTATATTCTACGACATTTAGTTTATCTATGATATCTAAATTAAATTCAATATTATTAATGGAATCATATTTATATATACGAATTCTTCTGATCACTATTCAAATTTTCGCGCGATATCTTTATATAATTTTTTTTCCAATATTTCTATGTGATTCCGAAGTTCTTGTATTTCATTATTTTTTTCGGTTTGTAGGTCTTTAATAGCATTTATTATTATTGGTATTAAATCTGTCATAGATAAAGAATAGTTTGTATCTTCAGAACCAGATATTACTTCGGGTATTATTGATAAAACATCTTGAGCTATAAAACCAATTCGTTTACCTGTAGATTCTTGATTTGAATCACTTATATAATCAAAACGAACTGAATTAAGTTGCACAAGATTGCTTAAGCCATAGTTTAATGTGCTTATATGTTCTTTGAGTCTTCTATCTGAATTAGCACTCCATGAAGTAGCACCTGTATCCATAGAAACTCCAGTTGATGTAAAGTTTCCTGCACCAACGCCTACCTGTACTTTAAATACTGGCGAGGTCATAGTACCATCAAGCCCCATTACAAACCCCTGTTTCCCTAGAACAGCTCCAACAATAACAGCGTTATCATTTGTTCCTCCATTAATAAATAATCCAGGGCGATTATTTGGATTGGTAGTACTATTTGCTGGACCGGTTCTAATATATGAAGATGTGTTGATAATGCCACTTACGTCTAAAGGATACGCTGGAGAATATGTACCAATGCCGACATTGCCAGAAGTTCCCATTATTTTAATACCTTTTGTACCAGCTGAAACTGGAGCAATTGTTAAATTACTTGCACCATCTGTAACACCATTCCCAAATAACAAGCATATATCACCAATTCCATTAATACTATTATAACTACCTATACCGCTATTCATTAGAACGCTTAAATAATTTGTTGAACCATCTGAAAAATATGCTGTAGAACTTGCTGTATTTTTACCATTGCATACTACATTTAACGGAGCAGATAGAGATGTTGTATTAATACTCAATGAACTGTACTTACCGGTAATATTTCCTGTAACTTGAAGATTACCATTAATGTATGTGTCAGTGCTATTAATAATATTGGCCATCGTTCCAGTGTAGCTAGCACGACAAGAAAATCCAGACCCGCCGTTGACAGCAGTGCAATTGAGCCTATAAT